GGACAAGACCAAGCTTGACGGGTTGCTCGCGGAATTGCGGGCGACGACGGTGCGCGATGCGCTCACGCCCAAGCGCGGAGAAGCCGCCTAGACCGCGCGCCAAACGCAATAAGGAGGCCGCTGACTGGCCTTGACGTACCACCCCGCTACAGGGGTAGCGGAAACGCAAAGAGACCGAAACTGGAAGGCGGCAGGCATGACGATGAACTGGTACGCGCTCCGCGTGCGATCCAATCGGGAATTCGGCCTTGCCGATGAAATCCGCCGCGCCGCGCCGGGCGTCGATACCTACTGCCCGGTTTTTTGGCAGCCGGTCGTTTATCGAGGCCGGCAGGCGACGCTCAAGCGGGCGATGATCCCCGGCTATGTTTTCGTGCTGATGGGCGCGGGAGACATGATCGATTACCACGCGGTTTTGAGCGTGCGTGAAACCATTGGCTGGCTCGGCGAATTCGATCTTTTGACGGGCGATAAAATACCCACGGCAATCCCGTTGGCGGCAATTCACGAGCTGAAATTGATCGAAGCCGATCTTGGCCGGCCCCGCAAGGGGGAGAAGGGCGCGATCGTGGCGATTGTGGACGGGGACAGGAAGGGGCTTGCGTGCAAGGTGATCCGGGTTGTAAAAGCGCGCAAATCAGTTATCTTGATCGAAATCGACCCGGCGACGTGCCGGGCTGTAGCGGCCAAGGTGTTCGAGCAGGACTTGGCCTCTGTCGTGCCGCTCGTGTTGCCCAAGTGGCTGAGCGGTGGCGCTGCCCTCAAACGCGCGGCCTGACCGCGTGAAGTGCGGCGCAATGGAAGTTCGCGGGGATCCGGCTTCCGCCTCAAGACCGGGCTTGGCCATATAAGCCTTCGAAGGGCCGCCCGGCAGACTATTCGAGTTTGACACAGCGGCGTGGAAGGACATGCGAGGGGCTGATAACTGGACGCCTCTACTGCCCAACGGGAACGAATCCAGCTTTGGCCCCGTGAGATGTACAGCAGCCGGTATCAAGCCCGGCCTGTGTCAAAGCTTTCTTCAAGGGGCCTGCCCGAGGGGCGGGGGAGCGCGCGTCGCCAGCATTCGGCGGACCCCGGTGCCTTCCCAGCGCCAGCGTGATGGACGGCAGAGGTAGGGCCGTCGTGCTTAGCGCATCACACTCGCAAGCCTCCCTCGGGGCGCCCCCATGATCAAATTCCGCCCCCTTACGAAAGCTGAAATCAAGGCGCGAGACGCGGCCAACGTTTCGAAGAAATCGAACGGCTCCCACTCCACGAAGCGCAAGCCCAGAAAGGCCAAAACGTGACGCCTCGCTGTCCCGTCAATCAAGGTGATTGCGCCTATGGCTGCCTCGCCACGGGCGGCTGTACCGTCGCTGCGAAGCTCGGCGAGATCGCTTCGCCCATCGCCGTGATTGACCGGCCTTCGGTCCCTGAAAAATCTATCCAGGATATGACGCTCGCGGATTATCGTCGCGGCATCGAAAACATGTCCCGGAAAAAGTGGGCTGCCGTTTGATGCCTCGCCCCTCTGACTACACGGATGCTATCGCAGACAGGATTTGCGCGGAAATCTCCAAAGGACGGCCCGTCTACAAAATCGTGGATGACGACGGTATGCCTTGCGAGGATACGGTGTACCGTTGGATAAATGAGAGGCCCGAGTTCTCCGAGAAATACGCGCGCGCGAGGGAGCGCCGCGCCGATCGCCACGCTGATGAGATTGTGGAGATTGCTGATAGCGAGCCGGACCCGGCGAAGGCGCGCAATCGGATGGACGCGCGCAAGTGGGCCGCGAGCAAGTTTGCCCCGAAGAAATACGGCGACAAGATGGACCTCGCGCATTCTGGTGAATTGACGGTCGAGATCGTCAAGTTGGCGCGGGTGGCGAAGGACGGCATTCTTTCGTGACGAAAATCACGCTCCCGCACAAGTGGGAGCCGCGCGCATATCAAATGCCTCTTTGGTCGGCCTTGGAAGAGGGTAAAAAGCGGGCGATTGCAATCTGGCATCGCCGCGCGGGCAAGGATGAGGTCTGCCTGCATTGGGCGGCGACACAGGCATTCGAGCGCCCGGCGACGTACTGGCACATGCTCCCGCAGTACGGGCAGGGGCGTAAGGCGATCTGGACTGCTGTCAACCCGCATTCCGGCAAGCGCCGCATTGACGAGGCGTTTCCGCACGAACTTCGCGCGAACACGAATGAGCAGGAAATGTTCATCCGGTTCAAGAGCGGCGCGACGTGGCAGGTCGTCGGGTCGGATAAGTACGATAGCGCGGTGGGCTCGCCTCCCGCCGGGGTGACGTTTTCGGAATGGGCGTTGAGTAATCCCGCCGCATGGGGCTATCTCGCGCCGATCCTCGTTGAAAACAATGGGTGGGCGTTGTTCATCACGACCTCGCGCGGCAGAAATCACGCGAAGTCCATGCTCGACATGGCCCGCGAAACGCCGGAATGGTTTTCGGAAGTCCTGACGGTTGACGACACGGGAGCCATGTCCCGCGCCGCAGTGGAGGCGCAGCGCCGTGAGTATCACGGCATCTTCGGCGAGGATGCCGGCGACGCGCTCATTGAGCAAGAGTATTTTTGCTCATTCGAGGCTGCCGTGCTCGGGGCCTACTATGGCCGCGAAATGGTTCGCGCGGAACAAGAGGGCCGCATTCGCAAGGTCGCGGTTGACCCTGACTTGCCCGTGCATTGCGCTTGGGATTTGGGCGTAGGCGACGACACCGCGATTTGGTTTTTTCAGGTTTCCGGCGCGCAAATCCACGTCGTGGATTTCTATCAGAACAGCGGCTACGCGGTCGGGCATTATGCCAACGTCAAACGCGACAAGGGCTATCGCTACGGCAGCGATTACGTGCCTCACGATGCGAGGCAACGCGAGTTTTTGACCGGCGACAAGGACGGGCTTGCTCGCCAGCGCCTTGAAGTGATGCTGGATCACGGATTGCAGCCCGTGTTGGTGCCGGATCATAAAATCGAGGACGGCGTAAACGCAACGCGCGTCACGCTCCCGCGAGTTTGGTTCGACGCCGCGAAATGCGCCAAGGGCATTGACGCCCTGCGCGAGTACAAACGCGAATGGGACGAGAAAAAGCGCACGTTCAAGGATTCGCCCCGGCACGATTGGGCGTCTCACGCGGCGGATGCTTTCCGCTATCTGTGCATGGCATGGCGTGGTGAGATCATGACGCCCCCGCCCGAGAAAAAGCCCCTGTTCAAACCAATCACCGAACTCACGATGGATGAATTCATGCAATATTCCGATGACGCGCCGCGCGCGCGTGGGCGCGTGTAATGTCCGATGACGTGACCGCTCCGGCGGCCAAGGACGATAAAGTTGCGGCATGGCTGAGCAAGATCGGGCGCGCGCGCAAGGCGGAGGGCATGGTGCGCTGGCGCAGGCGTTGCGCGCAGGTGCGGAAAAAGTACCGCTACGCCGACAGTGCGAGCATCAAGACCCGGCATTATCAATTGCTGTGGTCGAACGTCGAGGTTCTGAGGCCGGCGGTTTACGCCAAGCCGCCGAAAGCCGCCGTCATTCGTCGCTTCAATGATCCCGATCGCGTGGCCCGAACGGGCGGCGAGATGCTGGAGCGCTGCATCGATTATCTGATTGATGCGAACGATTTTGATACGACCTTCAAGCAGGTGCGTGACGACTTCCTGCTGGAAGCGCGCGGACAGGCGCGTGTGATGTACGAACCGATCATAGAGGCCGTCGATAGCGTCGAGGACGGGCTGGACGGCTCCGGCGTGCAAGGGCCGGAGGCCGAGGCGCACAGGGTCATGGAGGAGGGCGCGGAAGACGGGCGCGACCCGACCGAGATTCTGTCCTTCGAGCACGTCAAGATGCGCTATCTGCATCCCGAGGATTTCGTTCATGAGCCCGCGCGGACGTGGGAAGAGGTGACGTGGGTTGCCTTCCGGGCCTTTCTCGACCGCGATGCGCTGATTGACCGGTTCGGCGAGAAGATCGGCAAGGAAATCCCTCTGGACTCGAAGGTCGATACCGAAAGCGACGAAAATTCGGACCTTCGCCGTGATAATGATGGCACGGACCCGAAGGCGACGGTTTGGGAGATTTGGGACAAGTGCAAGCGCGAGGTTCTGTGGATCGCCGCCGCGCATCCAAAGGTTTTGGAGCAGGGCGCGCCCTATCTCGTACTGGAAGGCTTCTTTCCGTGCCCGCGCCCGGCCTATGGCACGCTGACGAATGACACGCTTGAGCCTGTCCCTGATTATGTTTTTTACCAAGATCAATGCGAAGAGATCGACGGGCTCACGGCGCGCATTGGATCGTTACAGCAGTCGCTTAAAGTCGTCGGCTTTTATCCTGCCGGCCCGAAGGGCGAGGGCGCGCCGGAAATCGAGCGCGCGGCTTTGCCCGGCGTCGAAAACAAGCTAATCGCCGTCAAGTCGTGGGCGATGTTCTCCGAGGGCAAGGGCGGCAACGCGCCGATCGTCTGGTATCCCGTGGAACAGGTCATCAAAGTTCTGGAAGGTTGCGTGAAGCTCCGCCAGCAGTTGATTGACGACGTGTACCAAATCGCCGGCATATCCGACATCATGCGCGGTGACGGCAATGCGCAGGAGACGGCGACGGCGCAAAACATCAAGGCGCAATTCGGCTCGACGCGGTTGCGTCCACGCCAGCAGGAATTGGCCCGGTTCTGCCGCGACATTTGCCGCCTCACGGCGGAAATCATCTGCAATCATTTTCAGCCGGACACGATCATGGCCATGTCGAACATGCCGCTGCCGTCGCAGGCGGAAGTGATGCAGCAACAGCAACTCGCGTTGATTGAGCAACAGCGGCAAATGGCGTTGCAGGCGCAAGCCGCGCAGCCGCAACCGATGATGGCCGCATGATGGACGCCTTGCCCGTCGCCGGGGCCACTCCTCCACCGGCACAGCAGCAAGGCGGGCTGGGAATGGCTCGGGCATCCTCCGGCCCCGAGCCTTCCCAGCCTCAACAGCCGGCGGGAATGCCGACGCCCGTCGCGCAGCCCGCGCAGACGCAATCGCCTGTCACCATTGACGCGGTGATGAGATTGCTCCGCTCGAACCCGAACCGGAAATACCGGATCGATATCGAGGTGGATTCGACCATCGCGGGCGATGAAGCGCAAGAGCGGCAGGATCGCGCGCAGTTCATCGAGGCGACAACGAAAATGGTCGAGGCGTGGGGACCGATTGTCGCCGGTAATCCGCTGATGGCGCAACTCGGCGGGGAATTATTGAAGTTCGGCATTCGCGGCTTCCGCGTCGGGCGTATGCTCGAAGAGGTCGTTGACGAGACCGTTGATAAATTGCTCGCCGCCGCCGGCCAGCCAAAACCGCCGCCGCAGCCTTCGCCCGATGAAATGATCAAACTCGAAGGCGTGAAGATGAAGGCGCAAGCTGAAATCATGCGCGCACATATCGACGTGGAGCAAGCGAAGTTCGAGGCGCAAGCGAAGGCCGAGCAGACGCAACTCGACATGCAGATGATGCGGGAGAAGGCCGCGCACGAGGCGGCGTCGCATGAGCGCGAAACTGCGGCGAAAGCGGCTGAATTGCAGATGACGCATCAATTCGAGGCGGCGCGTTTGCAGATGGGGATGGATCAGGAGCGCGAGCGCCACGGGCAGGAAATGGCCGCGCGCGACCGCGAGGCGGAAATCCACGGCGCACAGGAACGGGACAAGCACCATTTCACCATGGAGCAAAAGCGCCACGACGCCGAACGCGCCGACAAGGACGCGGAGCGCGAGGCGAAAAAGGAAAATGCCGGCGATAGCGAAAAGAAGAAGTCCGATGGACAGCGCGACGAACTTGTCGCGGCGTTGGTCGCCAATTTGACGCGCGGTCGTAAGGTCGTGCGCGGCAAGGACGGCAAGGTCGAGTCGATCGAATGAGCGACAACACCACTCTCAACGCACAGAGCGGCGCGCCGGGCGACAACATCGCGACCGATGATCTTTCCACGATCAACGGCGCGCCGGTCGGAACGCCGGTCAAGGCGCAGCGCGTCAAGGTCGGGTACGGGGTGGACGGCGATTTCAACGACGTTGACGCGACGCATGGGCTGCCGGTCAATCTGCTGAATACGTCGGTCCCTGTGACCGGAGCATTTTGGCAGGCGACGCAGCCTGTGTCGCTTGCCGCGCTGCCCGCGCTGGCTGCCGGCGCGAACACGATCGGCTCCATCGCCAACACCGCATTCGGGATTTCCGGCACGCTGCCGGCCTTCGCGGCGACGCC